CAAGAGAAATAGTTCAGCGAGCATATGTCGATGAAGTCACCGAAGCCTATGCAACTATGCTGGCAAATAAGTTCGGACAACAGGGATTTAATATATTCCACCCTGACTTCGATAAACACTTTGGATTCTCTGTTGAAGCGATACGATCCACCTTGCTGCGAAGCATGAATTTGGAACATCCGTTTCAGGAGATCGTAGAACACGCAGCCGAACTACTGCAAAAAGACTCTTGACAAACTCACCCTGATATAGTATGATACTCCTATGAATGGAGATAGATGATGATCCTAGTTGACTTCAGCCAAGTGATGTTATCCAACATCTTTATGCAACTTCACCACAATAACAACGAAGAACTTAATGAAACCTTGGTTCGCCATATGGTTCTTAATTCGTTGCGTATGTATCGCCAGAAGTTTGCGGACTATGGCGATATGATTATGTGCTGTGACGGTCCTTCGTATTGGCGGCGCGAATACTTCCCACAATATAAAGCGAATCGTAAGAAGGCTCGTGAAAAATCCAGCCTAGATTGGAACATGATATTCCAATCTCTCAATAAGATTCGTGATGAGATCGCTGAGAATATGCCATATCCTGTGCTGCGCAAAGAAGGTGCAGAAGCTGATGATATTATCGGCGCATTATGTAAGCAGTATGGTATGATCGTTCGTTCACCAGATAACGAAAAGAATATCATAATCATATCTGCTGATAAAGATTTCTGTCAGTTGCAGAAGTATGCTAACGTCCAACAGTATAGTCCTATTCAAAAGAAGATGGTTGTAGAAAACAACCCTGAACGATATAAGAAACTGCATATCATGCAGGGTGATGTTGGTGACGGAGTACCGAACTTCCTATCCGCTGATAATACGTTGGTCGAAGGCATTCGCCAGAAACCGCTTTCCAAAAAGAAATTGGAAGAGTGGTTGGCTATGGATCCTAGCGAGTTCTGTGAAGGCGAAATGCTACGCAACTATATGCGGAATAAAAAGATGGTTGATTTCGATGAGATCCCAGAACTATTACAGAACGATATCGTGAACGACTATGTGTATATGGATCGCAATCATCGCAGCAAGATACTGAACTATTTCATCAAGAACCGCCTCAAGACGCTGACCGAAAGTATCGGAGATTTCTAATGGACTTAGAACCCATCGATCCAGTAGATGATGCTATTCAAGATTTTGTAATGGCTGTTATTCGTCTTCAGAACCTGACTGATAAGAACTTTGTTATCATTCAGTTGCAAGATTTGCTTGAAGAAATGACTGGAAATGAACCATGATAGGTATCTACGGTTCTAACGAACGATATCTAGATGAACTTGAGGAAAGAGTCGAGACTATGGAACAACAGATCAAAGAGCGTATTACTGCGCTGAAAGCTGAGTTATCATTAGAATATCCAGATTGGTATAATCCTCATGATTATGCGTCTGGTTGTTGGGCTGGTAGGACTGGAGTTCTTAAAAGAGAGCTGGCTTGGTTGGAGAGTTTGATCAATGAAATCCGTTAAGAAACAAGTCTGGAATCAAGTCTGGGTTCAAGTCCATGATCAAGTCTGGGATCAAGTCAAAAAAGATATTGACATTCAATCTAAAATATAGTATGATATATCTATGATGATAAAGAGGTATATGTGATGACTAAGAAAGTAATGATGATCGATCCTCCTTCTGGTTGGAAGTATGGCTTTCCGAAAGAATTGCCAGAAGGTATCGAGGATACAAAGAAATGGCTTGTTGAGAATGGTTATCCGCAGAAAGAGATTGATCTGTGTGGCGAATACTTTTTCTGTCGTTATTGGGAACAGGAAGTAGAAGAGCGATGAAACCTTGTCTTGCCGAAAACTGGTTTGTTGAGGACTCCATGGAGGATGGTACTGCCGATCATCCGCTCCTTCATATCTTTCACCCTACCGATAAGGAGCTGGCTTTGAGGGAGGTTTATCGTATGTCTTGTGATCTTCGCGCCAAGCGAGTGTTAATGGGTAAGATCAAAGAGGCAAGGGAGACCAGTAACAAGGCTGCACTTGAGGTCATGGAGATTCTCGCTGTACTCTCTGATATGGCTTCAACGAATTTTGTGAACAGGGAAGTAGAAGATGAGCAACGATGATCTTGTGAAACGGTTGCGTTATTTGGCAAAAGACATTGAAGCCTATGAAAGTAAGGCGATGTCTGAAGCAGCCGATGAAATCAAGCGACTTCGTGAGAAATGCGACAAGCAAGCAATGATCCTTCGTCGCTTGACACCAGAGAACTTTCCTGATACATACTTCATCCATGGAGATGGTGGTAACAAGGACATCAATGGTATGCCAGAGCGCATCTATGTTGTACCAGCATATGGTTGTGATTGGTCGCAGGTATATGAGCGCACAGAGAAAACTACAGGACCAGAGTGGTGAGATGAGCAACGATATTGAGAATCTTGAAATGCCGATTGAAATGTTTGCCGAAGCAGTAGTAAGAGAGAATACTCGCCTCAGAGCAGTTCTCCAAAGCATTGCCGAAGGTGGTGTTGCTGATAACTTAGAAGATGCGTATATGGATGTGCTTAGACAAGCTAGAGAAGCATTGGGAAGAAGTGATGAACAGACGTAGTGTTCTTGGTATGCTTGGTATTGGTGCTGCCGCTGGTCCTGCTGTCGTTCAACAGATGGCGTCTAATCCAGTCAGTCCAGTTACTTCAGGATTTCTATCTCCTGGAATCGATAAGCAATATCTTGGCGATCAGATTGCTGTTCCTGAAATAGATAAGGCAAAACGTCTCAAAGAATTGCAGGATCAGTTATCGATTATTACCAACGAGCCAGAAAAGTGGATGGCTGAACAATTGGCGCAAGAATTGAAAGATTGGCGAATGGGATATATCACCATTCACTATACAAACATTGATCCCGATATTCGTAACATGAAATCAATTACAGAATCGGCTAAGATGCGTATGCATTTTGAACGCAAAGTAAGACGCCAGTTAGAAAACAACAAAGATCATCTGATGCGTAGTATCGCAGTCTATATGGGGATGGTGTGATGAAAACACTTGACGAATATAATAAAGAATTTTATAATAGGCGAAAAGATAAAGAACAATTCAGGGCTGGTGTCAAGTGTGATAAGTGCGAGACTGAAATGCTACTTGATAATCCCTATGTGATGTTGACAACATGGCCAGCAAAACAATCGGTCGTTTGTCCTGATTGCGGATATCGTGGATATATTTTGAAGTGAAGTGATGGAACGATTTTATCAAATTGTCAAAGAACTCAAAGATACATATGGTATCTATGAAGCCAAATCAATCGCAAAGAGTAGATGTCAGAATGAACTACTTGACGAACTTATAAAAAATGAGTTGACAGTAGAAGAAAAATTGGATAGAATTATTGTAATTCTTAATCTTATGCGGATAGGTACATACGATGATCGGATATAAAGTTCTGCCTGAAAGATTACCGAGACTGGTTTGTCCATTGAAAGACGAATATGTTCATATTGGTGACATTATTGGTAAGTATTATCTCTATTCGATGACCAGAAAAGAGTTTATCAAGCTGGCAATGCAATATTCTCATGGTGTAATGAATCCAGCCAGAGTATCTGTAATCTATGATAATTTAATGGAAGAAGCGGGATTGCCGCCATTGGAGGATGAGTGATGAGCAACGATGATTGGGTAAAGTCACACAGAGAGATGGATATCACTCTAATTCAAGGAGGATTAATATGAGATATTCTTTGGTTCGTGAACGTGATGGTAGGGGTGATTCTGGTCCTATGTGTCAGATTCTAGACGGTGAAAGCTATCAGCCAATTCAAGGCGCATATTATCCTAGAGTTGGTTGTGGCGTTCGTGTTGGTTCTCCGTATGGTCGCACATATGCATCACAAGATTGGTGGCAGACTTCGCCTGTCACCGAAATCATTTCAGAAACAACCGACGAAGAAGGTTATAGATCGATGAAGTTTAAGACCAGAAGTTCTACATATACATGGAAAGAATTTTGATATGAGTGAATGGTTTCCTGAAATGGATAAACTCGTAGAAGAATGCCCATATGATACCAAGTTGGCTGTTACTGCTTGGGTCATGAAGCATATCGTTGACCATGCTCGTGATGGTGGATCTTATAGATATCTAATCTATGAACGTCTTGGATTTGGAATGGATGCTTATGGTGTTCTACAAGAAAATGGTGGTCTGACTATCTCAAATGAGTTTGATTTGGATATGAAAGATAATGTCGTAAAGGCATATAAATCTGGTGATGAAGCAAAGATGAAAGAAGCATTGAGTCTTTGTGATGAACCTGGATGCTTTGATGAAATATCTTGTGGTTGGCCATCAGAAAATGGTTATCGTACAACTTGTGGTAAACATATGAAGAAGGATGTGGAGTGATGACAGAATGACAAAGACCTGTGCAACTTGTAAATATGTTCAGATAGAATCAAAGTCTACTTCATATAGGTTATTGGCATATAATTATTTTTATTCTACATATTCAAAAAATATCGTATATCCTGAACTAGAAGAAGGTGAAGACCCTTACGAACAAATCGTAAAGTTCGATTTGTTTTTTTGCAATCATCCTGACAGAGCGTATACCGATTCCGTTTCTGGTGAGAAGAAACACCAAGTAAGTATGTGCGATAATCTTCGCGAAAAAGAATCAGAGTTCTGTGGACTTTCTGGAAAAATGTGGGAGAAAAATGATGACTAAGGTAACAGTTGAACTTGAAGCAGAACAAATCTATGCCATCATTCTTCAAGAGATGAAGTGGCAGTATGAATATTGCCTAGATGAAATCGAAAAGTTGAAATCTCTTGGTGATGAGATTCGTGAATTTCAGAAAGAAGATTTGGCTTCTCATGAAAAAACTCGTGATGCAGCCGAGTATATGATCAGGTATTATTCTGTTTATGAAGAAGCTGAAGCATATTTTAAGTCTTTTGAAGATGATACTGTAAATACAGATCATGATTAATTCAATAGAAGTAACAAAACCAGATTACGAATATCTTTCAGGTATATCCAAATATCTGAAAGATGTATATATAACTATGTTGCCAGATGGTGTTGATGACGTTATCAAATACGTTGATCTCGCCAAGCAATGTAATCTAAATCCTATTCCTCATATCTCTGTTCGTAACATTGAGAATTATGAACATCTCAATCGCATTCTCGGTCTTTGTGATGTAGAAGATATTCTTCTTATTGGTGGTGACAGAGAATGGGGTATTGGTAAACTACAAAATGTTATTGATGTTATAGAATCAAATATCTTTGATAACAGTTCTATTAAACGAGTTGGTATTGCTGGATTTCCAGAATCTAATGATTTCTCATCAGAACAAATTATGTATGATAAAATCAATGCTCTAAAAGATAAAGGCATTGAACCATATATTGTAACACAGTTTTGTTTTGATAATGAAGTTATTGAGAACTGGGTCTTGAAGGTTCGTAGTAAGACTGATTGTAAGATAAAGATTGGTATTGCTGGCCCAATGAATATACTATCACTGATCAATCTGGCATTGAAGTGTGGTGTTGGAAATAGTATTCGCACTTTGAATAGAACTGGATCGTTGATAACCGAATCAATGAAGTCGTATGATCCAAAGAATTTACTTGACAAATTAGAAAAAGTGGTAGATAATAATACTTCACTTCATCTATTTGCAGTAGGTGGAAAGAAGAAAACTCTGAAATGGTTAGGGGAATCAATATGATTGATATGGAAAAGTATGCACAGTTCGTTGATGGTGTGACTAGTCAGCCAAGCAAAACTCTAAATCATTTTGTGCATATTATCACAGAACTGAATAACCGCCATGACGGTGCTACGTTTAATGTTCCGCAACTTCTTACTGCAATGATTGGTCTGACTAGTGAAGCGGGAGAAGCGCAAGAAATCGTGAAGAAGATTCTGTTTCAAGGCAAGCCATTCACAGAAGAAACGCGCGAGCATCTGAAGAAAGAACTTGGTGACGTTATTTGGTATTGGGCGAATGCTTGTAATGCGCTTGGCATTAGTCCGAATGAAGTGATCGCACAGAACGTATCCAAGTTGGAAGCACGTTATCCTGGCGGCAAATTTGATCCATTCTACTCTGAGAATCGTAAAGAAGGTGATATCTAATGGGCAAGATTGTTATGGTTGACTGCCTCTCGCAGTTTCGTATTCGTTATGCTGTAGAAATCGGTGATGACGATCCACCAGATTATGCAGTCGATG